ATGGGATACTCGTTAAGTCGCGGCGTCTACTATTTTGTGAAGCGTGTCCCTAAGAGATATGCTGCTGTTGAGCCTCGCACTCGTGTTCAACTTTCCCTGAAAACCAAAAGTCCTGATGTCGCTGAGAAGAAGTCTCTCATGGTTGAGGAGAGGCTGATTGCATATTGGGAAGCTCTTCTCGCGAACAATGAAGAAAGCGCTCAGGCGCATTATGATGCTGCTTTGAACTTCGCAGGAGCACACGGGTTTACCTACCTCTCGCTTGAGGATGTGGTTGTGTCTCCGATTAACGATCTGCTTGGCAGGGTGGACGTGATACCGGATTCAGAGGTGCCGAAGAAGAACTCAGCTGCAATTGCGGGTGTCTTAGGTTCTGCAAAGCCGAAGCAGAAACTCTCAAAGGTATATGAAGAGTACCTGGAACTTACACCTGATCTTCGAGTGGGCATGAGTGATGACCAGATCCGGAAATGGAAGAACCCAAAGTTCAAAGCAATAAACAACTTCATCGCGGTGGTCGGGGATAAGGATGTGCGGGAGATTGCCCGCGAAGACGGGTTGAAGCTGCGGCAATGGTGGATGGATCGTATTCTGGATGAGGGAAAGAAGCCTAGTACAGCGAACAAGGACTTCACCCACCTGTCTAAAATCTTCTCAACATGGTGCGATCTCAAGCAGGAGAAGCTAGAGAATCCATTCTTGCGATTGCGTCTGAAGGAAGATGATACCCAAGATGAGCGACCTCCGTTTTCTCGTGACTGGATCGAGACGAAGTTGTTGGCTCCGGATGCATTCGGCGCGACCAATGAGGAGGCAGTTCTCATCTTCAAGATCCTAATCAATACCGGATTGAGACCCTCAGAGGTGATCGGGGCAAAGCTGGAGCACTTCAAGATCACTCACAATGTGCCTCATATCAGCATTGAAGAGTATCGAGCTGAAGGCTTCATGAGGAAGCTGAAAACCAAGTGGTCTGCGCGTGAAGTGCCGCTCGTGGGTGTTTCTCTGGAAGCTGCGCGGCGACTGGTGGCGCTTGGCGGGGTGCAGAAATACTACCTCAAGTCAGATCAGTGGTCGGCTCTCATCAATAAGGAGTTGGATAAGCACAAGCTCAGGGAGACTGAACAACACACGGCTTACTCACTGCGACACTCGTTTGAAGATAGCTTGTTGGAGGTTGGGGTGGATCATCGACTTCGCGTGGAGCTGATGGGGCATTCTTACGAGCGGCCAAAGTATGGGGAAGGTGGAAGCTTGCAGCTCAAGCGTGAGCAGATCGAGAAGGTTGCGTTTTATTGAGCGGCGATCTTAAGGGCCAGCTGCAGGGCGTCTTCTTTTTGCTGGAACTCTTCGACTTCCTTGGTCAGGCGTTGGAAGATGGGCAGGTATTGCGGATTGCCTGCGGCGATGATCCGGGCCACTTTCTTTTGAGCACCAAGAAGGCGCTTCAGCGTCACCTCCTTATTGTGAGGTGCTGAAGCTGCCAACTGCGCTACAGGTTTTCTGCGCGGGGCAACGTTCATTGGATTACTTTACCTTTTCGTGTCTAGCTGGTGGTCAGATAAGCTGGAGAAGCAGGGCTTTAAGTAGGTCTAGTGTGAGCCATGTAAGGGCGATGGTCAGTGCCAGTTTAAGCTCCATCTTGAGACCCGCTCGGCACTTGCTGAGAGACGTTCCAAGCCTCAATCATTTTGGGTTTTTGCCCTTCGGCTAAGATGAGTTCGTGCATTAGCTCAGAGCATACATATGCCATTGCTGTGCTCTGATCTTTGAAGCTCAGCGTAGGTTTGTGCTCTTTGCCCTTGCGCTCATCATAGATTTCCCATTCACCGGGGCCGCCACGTAGGCGAAACAAGCGACCATCTTTAGAGCTAACGTCCCAGTGGCCTATGTTCCGTCTATAAACTTGGAAATGAGGAACCATTCCCGCCTCCTGTTTGTTGGATTTGGCTAGATTGGGTCTGGAGTTTCTTAAGCTTAAGGCTATGTGCTGCCAGACCTCCTCAACCTCTGCTGAGGGTTCGTAGGACTTGTCATCTGGAAGATGTGTTTTCACTTTCACCTCGTCAGTTTCAGATGGTTATTGCGATCAGTAGCTTTTCAAGAAAGTTGGATGTGCGGTCTTGGAGGCCTTCTGGCATGTGCTCTTTGACTTGCTCTACAAGCTCTGGAGGAGCATTTACAGCAACAGCAGTCAGGATCTCTGCCAAGGCCTCAGGCTTGGTTGTGAGCTTGATGCCGATGTGAATGGGGGTCATGCCGGGCTCCAGCTGCATCACTCACTCCTACGGTTATCGAAGAGAGAAAAGGGGAGAGAGGTAGTCATGACCCAGAGGTGATACATGTTGGCACCGTCAACGATTTCTGCCAGTGGAGGGTAAACCTCGACGGCGGTGGCGGTTGGTCCGGCAAGCTCATCTTTAATGCGTTGCATTTCGGGCCATGATGGGCGGACTTCAGAGAGGCACGTGATTGCAAGGTGGCGGATGCCGTTGGATAGTGTGCGGTCTAGAACGCTAAACACATCATTCTTATGCGCTCTGGTGAACTCTGCCGCCCATCCGTGCCCAACGGTCCCCTCGGAAAACTCTTTGATCTGCCATAGCCCCCAGTCCTCACGTGCTCGATTGATTTTCTCGCGCTTTATAAGCTTTTGTTGCTCTCTCTTAGAGAGACCGTATGGAGTCAGGTCGATTGTCATTGCGGTGCCTTCCAGTGTTGAGAGAAGGGGTAGCGGCTCAGGTGCGCCTTTCCTGAGCCGCTACTGCCGAGGCGACGCTTTCGCGCTTGGGAGGAGTAACCTCGGCAATGCTAATGGGCGTGGGTGACGTGCTGGAATGTAGCCAGCTTGCTCTCTTCCTCGGTTAGAGGCTTGTTGTGTGTCTGGTATGCGAAAATGATTTTTGCTGCATGCCAAGCCAGGTTGATTTGATTGTCTGGCGTGAGAACATCAAAGGGCTGTTGTTCGCTCACGGGCAGGGTAGACCAGTAGGCTCGTGTTGCAGTCTTCAAGGCAGACGGATTCAGGTCTTCAATTGGGAGTGAACCGGTTCCGTTGCAGCGTTCGCACTCGCTTAATGCAAGGTGGAAATAGTCATCGCGTCCTGTTCCTACGCAAGTTGGGCACTTCATTGCTCGTTCTCCTGCTCTAGGGCTGTTCCATAGCGAGCCGGCTCCATTCCGAACCAGTAGAGCTGCCACATGCGGAGGGTGTTCATTGTGAAGATGAGAGGAAGGAAGGTCATGCTGCCTCCTCCATTGCCATGAGTTCGGGAACATTGGCCTCCACGATAGCTTTGGCGACAGGTGGGCATACGCTGTTACCGCATTTTCTGATTTGCTCGGTCTTCGGGAATGGCTTGCCTTGGTAATCGAAGTTGATGCGGTAATCCTCTGGAAAGCCTTGGGCTTTGTAGAGTTCTGAGGATGTAAGCATGCGCATGCCAATGTCAGTGACGACATAGGGCTCACCCGCAATCTCAATGGTAACCAGACCAAAGCGATCTTTGGTTGTCACTGTGCCCATGGGAGCGTTAATGGGCTGACCAATGGAAGCGCCATAGTAGGAAGTGAGGAAGGAATGAACGGCCTTCCTATGGTCGCTACTGTGGCTGATGCCCTTAAGCTTCTGAAGATGGCTGGTTACAATGTTCTGCTGTGTTGCGCGTGTGGTGATGGTTGAAAGAGGAGTGTCGGCGGGTCTTCCAGCTACATCGAAGTTATGTTGTGCAAGGAAGGCAGCAACAAGAGCATGTTTCCCTCCACCAGCGATAACTGTGCCAAGTGGGGTATTGATATCTAAAGCTCTAGGGGCTTGTCCTTGACGCTCTCCATATCCGGTCTGAACGAGGGTTGGGGTGACTAGCGCAGACTTTCTGCAGCCCTCGGTAGTCACCGTTCCGAGAGGGTCTTGGATCGAGGCGCAGTTAGAGTTGGTGAATTGTCGATCGACAAACGGGACGACTAATGCTCTGCATCCGCCTTTTTCGGTCTTGATGGTAGTCATCGGCTTGGAGAGTGGCTCAAAGCTACCGCTATGGCTCATGTTCACGATGAAAGGCTCTTTGGCATCAATCACAAACTTCTGAATACCTGTTGCGATCCGCTTAAGGGTGTTCTCCGCAAGATCTTTCTTGCGTTCAAAGATGGATGGGCAGGGGATTGACCAATCAATGCACTCTGCTGCAGTGCGCCAAGGGCGCAAGCCTGAGTCTTCGAAGCCAGATGCTCTTGGGTCTCCGTGTGTTGGAGAAGGCCAGACGATTTTTCTTCCATCCCTGCGCATGATAACAAAGAGGCGTGTCCGGATTGTTGGTGTCCCATAATCTGAAGCCTTCATCTTGCGATACTCGATTTTGTATCCAAGCTTGCTCAGCGCAGCACACCACTCTTTGAAGGTTTCGCCAGCACGCTCCTTGATTGGTCGGCCTTCGTTGTCTAGTGGTCCCCAGCCTAAGAATTCGATGACGTTCTCTAGCGCGATCACGCGTGGTCGGTTCCTACCTAGGTTCTGACAAAACTTCACGATCGCCCAAGCAAGCATGCGTACCTGGGGAGACAGGATTTTCTTTCCACTTGCTCTGGAGAAGTGGCGGCAGTCTGGCGATGCCCAAAGGAAGCCGACGGGGCGTCCGTTTGTGTAGGCTGGCAGATCGACCTCGAAAACGCTCTGAGGCAGGTGGATGGTGTCCGGGTGGTTCTGTTCATGCATGGCGAGGGCTTTGTCGCAATGGTTGATCGCGATATCTGGTGATCTGCCTAGCGCCATTTCGATGCCTGTTGAGGCACCACCGCCACCTGCGAAGGCGTCAATGATGAGTTCGTGAGAGGTCCGGCTGGCGGAAAGATTGAAGAGTTCTGTCTGCATTTTAGAGGCTCAACTGTTGGGACCAATCAGGAAAGAGCTGTTCCAGCTCTGCGTAGTTCGCTTCAAAGCCGTTCCGAAAATCGGGGAAGGTTCCGGTCTTCTGCCAGTGTCCTCGGGTGGAGCCTCGTTCCATCCAATTCTTGCCCGCGTAAATAAATAGCGTCGGGCTCAACTCCAGTTCTTTGAAGGTTTTGCGGGTCACAAATCCGTTCTTTTCGAGCAGAATGGAAAGTTTGATCGCTTTGATCTTCCAGTCTGTGAGGCGAGTAGGGCAGGGTTTGCCAGCTTCTACAGTTGGAACAATCTCAGGCAATGGCATTCTGGAAAGAGGAAAGAACTCAGGAAAATACGTGAAATTGTATTGATCAAGAACGGGGAGCGATGGCGAGAACCATTCGTCGTATTTGGGGCTCTTCACTTCGTCGCGCACTTCGATGATTTGCAGATTGAGTAGTCCGCAAATGAAGGCCAGATCGTTTCTGTGGCCCTCGGGAATGAGGATCGCACGGCAATCTGGTCCCGGCTTGGTGATCTCATAGGCGCGTTCTGCAGCTTGAGTGACGACCTTGGCGTTTAAGCGCAGCTTGGCTTCTATGCCGATTTGAAAGCCATCGCAGTCGCGGACCAAAACAATGTCCCAATTGTTCCATTCCGGGTAAGCGGTCCAGCCTTCCGGCAAGTTCTTTAGGAACACTGAGCACATCTCGGCTTCAGTCTGGAATTTCGCTTTACGTTTCATAGGCGCATGAACCTTCTAGCGTTTGTTTAGGACGTCAAAAGAGGAAAGCTGGGTGCTGATGAACTCAGAGGAGATGCTCTGTTTTGCCTCGATCACGGTTTCATCGAGGGCAGGGGCGAGGAGCAGTAGAACGATGGCGAAGGCCACCAGAACAGCGAGCTTTGCGGCCTCGTTCGCATGGAACAGGATCTCGTGGCAGAGATTACGAAATACGATTTTATCAATGCTATTCATGGGACTGTTCCTCGTGAATGAGGGAAGCGGAAGGTTGAGGAGTTGGAGGCGCTAAAGAGTGCCTGCTGGGGCTGTGGTCTGCATTTCCTGCAGGAGCTTTACGAGCTGTAATTCGGCTTCTTTGAAGGTCTCGCGTAAGGCGAGGATGCGAGCCGAGATCTGTTTGCGGTCGTTAGGGGCTTGATTCAGTATGAGACGCAAGTCAGAGCGAAAGATGCAAATGTCCCCGTGCGCTTCACCTGTGCGGGCAAGGGCGTCTTCACCCACATCCTGTACGGATTTGGTGGGCGTTTGAGCTGGGCTCTGTTTGGTTGCAGGGAATTGAATGACTTGTGCACTGGGCATCTCTATCTCCAAAAACGAATAGCCGATGGAGATTGATTAAATGATACAAAATGTATATTGTCAATTGAAAAAGATACAAAATGTAGATTGATAGCTAATCGCCGTTCAGGGAGCTCTATGAGAGCCCTTTGGTTTTTGGTGATGAGAATTTGGGTGGGGGATTATGGGGATGTGTCTAGGAAAGTGACGACTTTTCCGAGGGTTGGGGCATTTTTAATTTGGGAGTGGGTATGTCAAATTTGAAAATCTATATCGTTTATCTATCAGAATATATTGGATTAATTCTCCAATATTGCTCCTCTGCATACGTCTCTGGATAAAGGGGCAAAGTCTGAAGCAATATATTGGGGGGCGTTATGTTCTCGGAAGTTAGACTTGAATTGTTGCTGAATACCGCGGTGCTGCTTGGTCTGCCGTTGGACTATCTTTGTGATCTGACTGTTGGTTTGTCAGACGAGGCAGCTGCGGTCGTATGTTTAAATTTATGCCGCATGTCCGAGCTCATGTGAGAGGTATTGGGTGAGGGGGTAGCCCCTCACTTCTTGGTCGTTGGCTTCGAAATTGTCTGAATGAATGACTGAGGTAGTCCCGCTTCTCTGCCGAGATAGATATAATCCAACGTGATGTCGTAGGTCTCGCGTATCTTGTAGGCACAATCTAGAGAAATCCGCCTAAGGCCAGTTTCCCAATGGTTATAGCGAGCGCGGTTGAAGCCGTGTTTCTCAGCAAATTCCTGCTGTGTGAGCCCGGTGTGGTCACGGATCAGCCTGAGTCTATTTCCGATGCTTTCATATTGTTTTGCAGCTTTTTCCATGTTTGTAATCTCGCATAAATCTACCTGATGTAGAAATCTCAATTTGTATCCTTGACAAAAGATACAAATTGTAGAATTTTATATACATGAATAAGCGGATCAAACAGACATTTGATGTAGTTGGTCGTACCACGCTCAAATCAAAGCTTGGTGTAAGCGATAAAGCTCTTTTTGCTGCTTGTGCTCGCGGCATCCCAGCGTCGTGGTTTGACGTTTTGGATGAGTTGGCGAAAGAGAAGGGCCTTCGTGTTCCTCGTTCTCTCTTCAATTGGAAGAGAGCGCAACCTACCACCGATCAGAGGAAGCCGTTTTATGACCCTTCTGATTGATGCTTTTCACCACGAATACCGTCTTGGGCATCGGCCTATGGAGAGTAGTTGCTTGCTGACGCATAGACCAGCTGCTCTCCTTTTTGTCTAACTGCTGAGAACTCAATGATTGCGAACAGGTGCGCTCAACTCGCCATCGCTGTCAAATCTTTGTTCTCGCCTATCAATCTATTGCCTGACCTTCATCGGGTCATTGGGCTTCTGGAAGGGATTGGGTACCTATGAGTTTTTCCAGAACGGACAACGGGCGCAAGGTCTGGATTTGCCGCCAAACCAAAGAGCTCATCAAAGCTTTCGGTGGTCAGGAATGTACTGCTTCTTTTCTGGATCTGGGCCTGACGACTGTCAAAAAATGGCCAGATGTAAACGAGGCTGGAAATATCACTCTGATGAGTTTGGTGAAGCTGGAAGAAGAGCTGGTCTCCATAGGCAGTGATCCGGTGTTTACGCTGGAACATTTGCGAACTCTGGGTTACATCGCCACCAAATTAGACGCGAAAACCAGCAAAACTCCAGCCGCTTGCGCCCTCGATATGGTTCAAGCGGCCTGTGACGCTATTAAAGCTGCCTCAGAGGCGGCGGCTGATTGGGAAATCACTCCGGCAGAACACCGCCGCATCGTCGGCATGTTTGAAGGCGCACAGAAAGAATATGCGAAGTACCTCTCCTCCTACAAAGCGTCAATTTCAGATGACGCGAAGGCGGAGTGATGGGTAGCTTTCAGTCCAAAAGAACTTGGCAAGACCTGGCTCCAGAGCTGCTTGGACTGTCAATACCTCCCTGTCACTTTTGCATAGCCTCAGACTACAGATGTGGCTTTATTGTTATGGTGATTTCGGGTTCTGGACACTTCCAGTTATCAAGTTGGGGTACTCGTTTAAGGTATTCGAGCAGGCTGACCCCAATATTTGCTCTAAGTTCTAGTAACTCTACATGGTCTATAAACTTCACATCGAAAAACTCTTTTACTTTATCTGTGTATTTATGCTTGTTTGGTGATGATAATATATTTTTTCTATTAGACACGGATAATCCGAAATACTCAGTTTCAACCTTTGTAAGCCGAACGATCTGGTTGAATGCCAATACGGTCCGACACTCTTCTTCAGATACTGCGTTAAACGCGTCTATTTCTTCGTTCAGGTTAAAGATTTTTGACATCAGCTGTATTGCTTTTTCATCTGCTTTTGCGAATGGCTCTACAAGCTTGATGATCTGCTGGGCAATTGGCGTTTCCATTGTTTCATCATCATCCATGCTGGCTGTTCCTTTCCTCGGGTTGCCAGTGTGCGCAGAGAGCTTTGCTATGTTGGCGCATCCGGCAAGGCTCTCTGCATCTTTTTGCGATGCTGATTGCAACACGCATTCGCCTAAGCGTCGATCTGCGGAATCCTTCGGGAGGGTTGCTGCATGAGCGTGCCTGAAACCCTCCGCATTGGTGATCTGCCATGCGAAATCCGGTTGGGTGATGTGCTCGACCGTTTGCGTGAGATGGCTGACAACTCAGTTGATTGCGTCGTCACGTCACCGCCCTATTGGGGGCTACGCGATTATGGCGTTGAGGGTCAGCTGGGGCTTGAGCCAACGCTGAAAGAACATCTCGATAAGATGGTTGAGGTGTTCGAGGAAATTCGGCGGGTGCTGAAACCAGAAGGTACTTGCTGGATCAATTACGGCGACTGCTACGCAACCAGTCCGGCAGGGCACAAGTCTGATGCAGACGGGCGGATCCGAACAGGAAAAGACGACCGGACATTCACCCAAAAACCGTTCTCAACCATTCAAGGCAGTTTGAAGCCCAAAGACCTTTGCATGGTGCCAAACCGGCTCGCAATTGCCTTGCAAGATGCGGGGTGGTGGGTACGCGGTGAGATCATTTGGGCAAAGCCTAATCCTATGCCGGAAAGCGTACGGGACAGACCAGCAGGGGCACATGAGAAGATCTGGCTTGTCACGAAGTCCCCACGCTACTTCTACGATGCTGCTGCGGTCCGGCAAGGACGCGTCGGTGTTGAGGATGCCAATGGATTCCGAGGTGGTTCCTACACGGCCAATTCTGCCGGGAAGCGCAAGAGCGTAGGAAACAAGCTTGTATCGGATAAGCAGCGCGGTCACAGGCAACGACATGCCGGATTTGATGGTCGCTGGGACAAGATGACCAAGCAGGAACAGCAGGCGAATGGGCGCAATCTTCGCAACTATGAGCCTGCTCCGCTTGAAGTTTGGAATGTGGCAACGCGCCCATTCCCTGGTGCTCATTTTGCGACTTTCCCACCAGAACTAGCTCAGCGCTGCATTGTGGCAGGTTGCCCGAAAGGCGGTGTTGTTCTGGACCCGTTTGGTGGTGCTGGCACGGCTGGCTTAGTCGCGCTGCGCCTTGGCCGGCAAGCGATCCTGATTGAGCTCAATCCAGAATATGCAGCGATTGCGCAAGAGCGCATCGAGCAAGACTGGATGGGTCCAGCAGAACGGAAATCCCACCAATCAGCGGCAGATGATGATGCAGGGCCGCTCTTTTCTCACCTAGAGCCAATGGAGGCTTGTAGTGCGTGAATTTCGGAACATTGAAGAGTGGCGGCGAGAGTTCTCCGTGTACCCCATGGACTCCGGTACCTGCTTGGTACTGCATACGATAAGCCTGTTTGCGACGGATATTAACGAGCCGTTTTCCGTGACAATTCACGACCTGGGTGAGCGTTGCAACCTGAGTAAGCCGAGTGTGATCAAGCATCTTAAGAAAGCTTGGCGTGAAGGATGGATCGGAGTGCGGCACTACGACGGGGTGGGAGCAAAGCTCATGCAAAAAGAGTACTTGCTCAAGTCTCCTGAAATGAACGTGGAGGGCTGGGTATGACCCCTTCAACTCATTTCGCCAGATGTGATTTTCCATGTTGCAAGCCTGAAGATGGAGGAACGTTATGACTGCGACTTTAGCCTCTGAAAACCAAGCAGATCGCCCACGTATTTCGTTTGTGCCTGCGGCTGTTTATGCGGATCAAACCCTGATGCCGCGTGACCGTGATGTGTTGGGCGTACTCTGCTCCTCTACCGATAAAAACGGTATTTGCTATCGCTCTCAGGTGAAGATTGCAGAGCTGCTTGGTGTGGCGCGCTCTACGGTGTATCGGGCAATCAGCAGGTTGATGGCATCAGGCTGGCTTCAGCGCAATGAGGGCAAACGTCCTGACGGCGGGCGCTGTTCGTATACCTACAGGGTCATCAATAAAGATATGCCGGTACCGGAGCAGATGGACTTGTTTGTTGCTGATATCGAAGATGGGCATGTGTGTGCAGGACGTAGCATAGACGGGCAGGGGATGCCCGCCCAGAAGGGCAGCTATAATAACTTGTCTTTAAAAACTTCTGATATTGATGACGAAGTGGCTGCGAGTAGGTCTGATGAGGCAAATTCTGTGCCTCCTGCTGCTGGAACCTTGCCGAATAGCGAGGCAGCTGGACGGTTTATGCGAGGTGTTGCTGCCTTGCTGAACTCGGTAGGGCTTGATGTTGAAGCGCTGCGGGGCGGCACTAATCCGGCCATTGGCTGGTTTGTTCGGGGTTGTGATCTGGAACAGGATGTGGCCACTGCCGTGCGCGAGGTGGCTGGACGGGCTCCCGGTATGATCCACTCGCTGAATTACTTCACTGGAGCGGTGTTTTCTGCACATAAGGCGCGGCTGGAAGTCTCGCAAATCTACGGCAAATATCAGCGTTTGGGCGATAAAGCAGCGCGGAAACGGGCGCGGCGGGAGGAGCTTGAGCGGGAGAGTTGCCGCGAGGCGATTGCTCAGCTTGAAGCGGAGTATGCCAGATGACAGAGCCTTGTGAAAAGTCCCTTGAAGACCGTTATGCAGATGTGATGCGGCTCTTTGTTAAGCCGCTTTCAGGCAAGTTCACCATGGTTCCCGGCGATGAAAAGAAACCCTACTTTGATATGCTGTGCAAACAGTTAGGCGGGTTCGAGGCAGATACGCTTGAGCTTGCTTCCACGAAGATTGCACGAGAGGTATCCGGGCGCAGATGGCCTGATTATGCGGTTGCTATAGCTGCGTGCAAAGCGGTGATGGGTGTGAAGCCTGCACGCAAACGTCAGGATGGTGAACGTTATAGCCTGCCCACCGATGCGGTGATGCGCATTCTCTTGGCTGACGGCAGGGAGCAGACGTTAGAGGCCTGCAATGGAGACTGGATCTCTGTCCTGTTTGATTTCGTCAAAGCCAAGCACAGGTACCCTTCTGATCGTGAGATTGAGGGATTGATCGTTGAAGTGCAGGCACGCGAAACCCGCTTGAAAGCGCAGCGAGTTGAAGCCTTGAAGGTGCTCTATGGCGAGAAGGGCAGCGCTGAGCGGGCTCTGCCTGATCGCCATCCTGTTCAAATGATGATTAATGCATTTGCCAAGCGGCGAATGGATCTATGTGACGCTGTGTTTTTAGAAGTTTACGGTTGCGATGTTGCAACGCTGGCTGCTGATGATGGAGGGCAAGCCTATGCTACTGCATAGATTGAATGAGGAATTTCGCAGGGAACGCGATGTGCTCTATTTGGCAAGCTCTCCTGATGCCGGGAGATCTGCTGTGTCAGCTCCAGTCGCCCACAGCGCTGAAATGCCTGTCGGGACAAAGACACGGGATTGGCTGTTTGTGGCGTCAAAGGCTGGCGGGGTTAGAGGATGAGGCAAGCTCCAAATGCAGGGAATAAGGCGCTAGAGCGGAACTACCAGTTTATGCGTTCGCTCATCAATAGTAGCTCTCTTGAGTGGGTTGTGGTTTGCACCAATCCGAACTGTGAGGATCGGGCTTTTGAAGGGATCAATGCAGCTGGTGTGACCGTCTATCAGCCGATGATGACTGAGTATCGGAGGTCAAAGACAAGGAAGGAAAAATTCGTGTTGGGTTGCTTGATGTTCCCTCGCTACCTGTTCGTTGGACTGAATGCGAATGCGGGTCAGACATGTGATTTGGTTCGAAAATGTGATGGTGTGGAAAAGATTCTTGCAACCAGGTCTGAAGCGGCACCACACCGAGTTCCATTGCGTGAGATGCTTCGAATAGTCGATACAGCATGTGAGGCAGAGGTTGGGTGCAAACATGTAAAGGGTCAGTTGCTTAGTATTGGTGACGGGGTTCTGCTTGTGGCAGGTAGTGGTGCCAGATTGAAGGGTGTTGTCCGCGAGATCAAACAGGGTGGTAAGTCGCTTGAAGTGGACCTGCAAGCCTTCGGGCGGACAACAAAAGCTGTGGTGCCAGTTGACAAGGTTGAACTCTGTTCGCCATGATGTGCGGCAGGACGATCACGTGGATCTCTTGGGGCCTGAGCGGCTGAAACCCGCTACAACAAACAGAGCGACCCAGACACGAGACCCAGTCAACATAAGACGCTGAGAAGCGGAGTTGGCGCGAAGAGTTTCTATGGAATTTCGATACGCATGCAGAGTGCGTCAACTGGTTCGCTGAGAGGCGGGCCTTTTTTCTGTTTGAAGGCAGCTTCCTTTGCCACTCAAATCCATCACACCACGCTTGAACACATTGGGCTCAACGCTGCGCAAAGCGCCGAAGGCGGTTGATCCGTTCTACCTCACGGCTGAATGGAAGGCTCTCGCCAAGTACATCAAGCAGCTGCGCGGCTATGTCTGCGAGATGTGCGGCAAGGACTTCTCGAAGCGGCAACACAAGCTCATCGCTGACCACATCGTCGAGCGCAAGGATGGCGGCGCTGACCTCGATCCGGGCAACATCCAGTGCCTTTGCACGTGGTGCCACAATCGGAAGACTGCGAAGGCGCGGCGGATGCGTTGCGAAGCCATTGATTTATAAGGTGAAATTCAGTTTGAGTGAGTTGCTCGGGAGCTGTTGAGCGCCTCTGAGGCGGCTGTGAAGGCTTTAGCGGCTGGACTGCCAAGTCATTGATTTTCAACGGAAAATGGGGGTGGGGTGAAAGTCCGGGGGCTGAATGGCCCTTACCCGCCCCATTATAACTGAGAGATTTTTTTTTGGCCGACTTCGAATTTGACCTGCTAGGCGATCCAATCCCTGAAGGATTTGGAAAACGAGGGCGTCCACCCCATGTGGTGAGCGACGAAAAGCGTAGACTTGTCATACAGTTACTGGCGTTCGGAAAAACTCAGGATGAAATTGCAGCAGCTTTAGGGATCACAGCTCCCACTTTGCGCAAGAATTATTTTCGTCAGCTCAAGGTCAAGGATGATGCTCGGGCGAGAGTGGAAGCCAAGCTGCTGGACAAGCTCATGGATATGGCTGAAGCCGGGAAGGTATCAGCGATCAAAGAAATCTTCGCACGCCTAGAGCGCTCTGATCGTGACAAGCTGGCTGATGCGATTGCTAACCGCGGAAAGAGTGTTCCTGCTGCATCTGAAAAAGCGCTCGGCAAAAAAGAAGAGCGCAAAAAAACGGCAGAAACCTATGACGGAAAGTTTGCACCTCCCCAAGCTCCCCAGCTGATCAACTGAAGAAAGAACTGTCTTGAAAGTTCAGCACTGGTCAACAGCCTGCGTGGATTGGGAACAACGCATTGTTCAAGGGAAATCTCTCATTCCCTTTGATCCGTTGTTCTCAGCAGAAGCAGAGGCAGCTTTGAATGTCTTCAAGTCGCTCAAGGTGGTTGATGTTCCGGGCATGCCGACATTTGGTGAGTGCTGTGACCAATGGGTGTTCGATTTTGTTGGTGCGATCTTTGGAGCTTATGACGCGGAACAAGGGCAGCGTTTGATTAGTGAGTTCCTTCTCCTGATCTCAAAGAAAAATGCCAAGTCCACCATTGCCGCCGGGATTATGGTGACGGCGCTCATTCGCAACTGGCGTCACCTCAATGAGTTGTTGCTGTTGGCTCCAACCATTGAGGTGGCCAACAACTGCTTTGATCCAGCTGCGGCGATGGTCTCCTACGATCCGGAACTCAAAAGCATTCTTAAGGTGATCTCGCACCAGCGGACAATCAGGCATGAGACCACAAACTCAAATCTCAAGATTGTGGCTGCTGACAGCGACACGCTCTCTGGCAAAAAAGCTGGTTTCGTTCTGGTCGATGAGTTGTGGTTGTTTGGCAAGAAGCCAAAGGCAGCGGCCATGCTGCAGGAGGCCACTGGCGGATTGATTGCGCGTCCTGAAGGGTTTGTCGTTTATCTGACCACGCATTCTGATGCGCCGCCAGCAGGGGTCTGGAAGAGCAAGCTTGAATATTACCGCGATGTACGTGACGGGAAAATTCACGATCCCGAGCGGCTTGGAGTTCTCTACGAATTCCCGAAAGCAATGCTCAAAAGCAAGGGTTATCTGAAGCCGGAAAACTATTACATCACCAATCCCAATCTAGGGCGTTCCGTTCGTAAGAGCTGGCTGGAATCCAAACTTCGCGAAGCCATGGATGGAACGGGTGAAGAAGACAAGCAGAGCTTCCTTGCCAAGCACTTGAATGTGCCGATTGGCATGAACCTGCGACGGGATCGGTGGGCTGGGGCTGATCATTGGCAGGCTGCTGAGTTCACTGTGATCCGTGATTTTGAAGAGTTTCTGGATCGATGTGAGGTCGTGACTGCTGGCGTTGATGGCGGCGGACTGGATGACCTTCTAGGGCTTTGTTTTATCGGACGCGAAAAAGAGAGCGAGACCGAGAAAAGCAGATGGCTACTTTGGACCTGTGCATGTTGCCATGAGAGTGCCTTAGACAAACGCAAGCAGATTGCGACGGCGCTTAGAGACTTCGAGAAGGATGGCGACTTGTTCATCTGTGAGAACATCGAAGACGATATTCCGATTGTTGCTGACTACATTGAGCAAGTTCTGGATCGTGGTCTGTTTCCGAAAGAACATGCCATTGGACTAGACCCAGTCGGAGTAGCCGCAATTGTTGATGAGCTGATGGAGCGGGAGGTCAAACAAGAGCAGCTTGTTGGTGTGCCTCAAGGCTACAAACTCTCAGGCGTAACCAAAGGCATGGCGCGAAAGCTAGCAGACAAATCTCTGGTTCATGGTGGCTCGCGGCTGATGGCTTGGTGTGTTTCTAACGCCAAAACCGAGAAACGCGGCAACGCTGACTATGTGACCAAGCAAGCATCCGGCTCCATGAAGATTGACCCGCTCACAGCAGCGTTCAACGCGTTCGATCTCATGAGCCGCCATCCAGAAGCAGAAGGCAATGGCCTGGACGACTTCCTCAGCAATCCGGTGATGGTTATATGATCAGATTTTTAAAGGCAGCAGCTCGCGGCATTAAGCAGGAGCTACGAGCAGGCGAGTCTGGATGGATCAACCTTAATGGGGGAGATGCATGGACTGGGGGCGGTCATTCTTCTGCGGCTGGCAAAACCGTGAATGCGTCCTCTGCTTTGGCGTTTTCTGCTGTTTGGGATTGTGTTCGCAAGACTTCACAGGTGATCTCAACACTGCCTCTCGCGCTTTATGAAAAGGGTGATGGAAACAGCAGGGTGAAGATTGAAGAAGAGCTTTCTGAGGTTCTTTGTAAAAGCCCTAACCGTGAGCAAACTGGGGTTGAGTTCTGGGAAGGCATGACGGCGCATACAACTTTGCGCGGCAATGCATGTGCCGAAAGACTCTTTGTGGGAGCAAGGCTGGTTGGGCTGCGCCCTCTGCTTAATGTCACTCCCAAGCGCAATCGTGATGGCAAGCTGGAATACAGCGTTTATGACCGAGGCAAACACAGCACGTTACCTGCTGACAAGGTGTTCCATCTACGCGGGTTCGGTGCTGGTGATGGGTTGGGCATGTCAGCCATCAAGTACGGGGCGAACTCAATCGGTGCGGCTTTGGCAGCTGATGAGACAGCAGGCAGTGTTTTTTCCAATGCGATGATGGCCGCAGGTGTTTTGACTTCTGATCAGAGCCTCAATGATGCGCAGCGGGCCCAGCTTCAGACCCTGCTGGAAAAGTTCATTGGATCGAGCAGGGCAGGTAAGACCCTGACGCTAGAATCTGGCCTTAAGTTCCAGCAGCTCCAACTCAACCCTGAGGATGCGCAGCTCTTAGAAACACGGCGCTTTAGCGTTGAAGATGTTTGCAGATGGTTCGGAGTTCCGCCGATTGTGATCGGCCATTCATCTGATGGCCAGACCATGTGGGGCAGCGGGGTTGAAGCGGTGATGTTGTCCTGGCTCTCGCTTGGTATCAATCCGCTGCTCGTCAAAAACGAAGCCCGTATCCTGAAAGATCTCATTCCCGTTGAAAAACGTGGGCGTTGGTACGTGGAATATAACCGCGAAGCCATGCTGCAAATGGACAGTAAGGCCAAAGGTGACTTCCTTCTTAAAATGCGTATGGGCGGCTTCATGTCCGGGGATGAGGGGCGTGACAAGCTCAATCTGCCTCGGCGTGGCGGCAACAGTGATGAGCTGGTGGTTCAAACCTCTATGGGACTGGTTGACTTGCTTGGAAAGGAAGACAAATGAGCATCCGCAATTTGCCAAATGTCCCGGTGCTGGCTGGGAAAGGTCTCCAAAGTGCGATTGCTGAAAGTGTACAGCAGCGCTGGAATCCCGATATCAAAGCAGCAGCTGGTGAGGACGGCGAGAATACCATTTCCATCCTCGATCCGATTGGCGAGAGCTGGATGTATGATGGGGTGACTGCCAAGCGAATTTCAGCGGCGCTGCGCAATATTGGTGAGAAGGATGTGGTCGTCTCGATCAACTCTCCCGGCGGCGACTTCTTCGAAGGTCTGGCGATCTACAATCTGCTGCGCGAGCACAAGGCAAAGGTAACTGTGAAGGTGCTGGGGTTAGCTGCATCGGCAGCTTCTGTCATTGCGATGGCGGCAGATGAAATTCAGATCGGGCGAGCAGCTTTCTTGATGATCCATAACACATGGGTTTGTGCATGCGGTGATCGCCATGCGTTCCTTGAGGTTGCCGATTGGCTAAAGCCGTTTGATGACGCGGCAGTCAGCATCTATCATGCCCGCACCAAGATCTCGGAAAAAGAGCTGAGCAATCAGCTCGACAAAGAGACATGGATCAATGGTGAGAGTGCAGTTGAGCAAGGGTTTGCTGATGCACTTCTTCCAAGTGATGAAGTTGAGCAGGCTCCAAGCCAAGCTTCCGATAAGCCCTCACCAAATGCTGCGCAGAAGGAGCTTGATATCCTCCTTGCGCGTCTCAACGTACCAAAATCAAAACGTCGCTCACTTTGTGCGGCTTTGAAAGGGAGCACGTCTGGCGCTGCTCCATCCGGCAAGTCTGGCGCTGCCGTTCGAGCAGGAGTGCAAAGCCTCCTCGATAAATTGGATTCCATGTAAATCGGAGAACATTCATGAGAACGAAATCACTCATGCCCGCCATTTGCTTGGCGGCACTCGCTCTTGCTCGCCCTGATGCTGTTGTCGGGTCGGTACGCAATGACAACATGTCTACAGAAGACCTGCTGAAAAAAGTTAGTCAGCAGCTGGATGATGTGACTGATAATGTTAAGGGCACGGCGGAAGAAGCTCTGAAGCAAGCGAAGCGCTCTGGCGAGGTTTCGCAGGAAACCAAAGATAAGGCCGACAAGCTTTTGACTGAGCAGACGGCTTTGAGCAACTCGGTCACTGAGCTGAAAAACTCACTGGAAGGCATCAAGAGTCAGGCGCTGGAAATCTCGCAGCAAGTGGCTGAGGGGATCGGCGGCGGTGGCTCTACTCCGGTGATGACACTTGGTCAGGCATTCGTGGCGGAAGATGACCGGATCAAGGCGTTTGCCGATGGTGGTGCACGAGGCAATCTGCGAATTACCGTCTCGAATGCAATCACCACTGCTGCAGGCTCGGCTGGTGGTTTGATCTACCATGAAGAGGAACGTGATCCGATCCGTATGCCTCGGCGTCGCTTGCTTATCCGGGATCTGCTGACCAAGGGCAAAACCAGTTCTGATCTGGTGAAGTACCGAAAGCAGACAATACGTGACAATAAGGCGGCGATGGTTGCCGAAGAGGGAACAATGCCGGAATCCAGCTTTGGTTGGGAGAAGGCCACCTCTGAAGTCAAAAAGATTGCCCACGTTACCAATATCACAGAGGAAGCTCTGGCAGATTCCGACTTCCTGCAAACGGAGATCGACTCCGAGCTTCGTTATGGTCTGGATCTGGAAGAAGAAAAGCAGATCCTTGCGGGTGATGGACAGGGTGAAAACCTGAAGGGGCTTTTGACTGAGGCTGTGGCATTTGCTGCGGCTGCTGGCCTACCCAATGCCACGCGGATTGATCGTCTGCGTCTTGCCATTTTGCAGGTCGCATTGGCGGATTACGTTTCAACATCCTTTGTGATGAACCCGACTGATTGGGCGGCAATTGACCTCCTGAAAGATAGTCAGGACCGATACATCTTCGGTAACCCAGGTTCAATGAGCACTCCAATGCTCTGGGGTAAGGATGTAGTGGAATCCAACACCATGTCTGCGGGCGAGTGGTTGACTGGCGATCTGGCGATGGCGGGAACTTATTATGACCGTCAAGAAACTGAAGTGCTCATTTCTTCCGAGCACGACACCAACTTCATTGAAGACATGCTGACCATGAAGGGTCGTAAACGGGTTGCTCTGGCGATCAAACGTGCTGCGGCGATGGTGAAGGGCAACTTCGTCTTCGCGTAACCCGAATAACCGAGGCCACCAACTGGCTCTGCGATCTTCTGATTGCAGAGCCTTTTTCAGGAGAATGAGCATGTACCTCAAAGTGAACTCAACACGCCATACGGTGCTTGGTACCTTCCGGTTTGGCTGTGTCTACAAGGTCAATGAAAAAGACGCCAAAACCCGAAAAGTCATCAAGCCATTGATGGAAGGTGATGATGCGCCTTTGAAGCGACTGACTGCCAAGCAAGTGCAGGCGGAAAGTATCAAGTATCTCGATCTGACTGGACCTGCGAATGAAGACGCAGGGGAAGAAGAATCCGAAGAGGATGGAGACTAACTTTGCCTTTGATCGAGCTGGAAGAGGCGAAGCGTCATCTGGCCATCTCGCATGGTCATGATGACGATCTCCTCCTGACGTTTATTCGCACGGCTGAGGTGTTTGCTGCGCAACATCTGCGGCGGGATCTCAAAGTCGATTTCCCCGATGGACTTCCTGAGCCGATCAAGACGTGTTTGAGCATGCATGTGTTTGCGCTCTACACCAGCCGGGGTGGTGATGCTCATCCACCTCCTGCTTATGAAGTCATGATGGCCCCTTATAGGAACCTTGCCGGATGACCAGTAAATTAATGCGGGAGGTCGTCTCGTTCGAGGCTTTGGTGTCGAAGTCTGATGGTTATGGCAACCACGTCTCTGATTACGAGCCGCGCTTTGAAGAGCGTGCGCACTTCAAGTTTCTACGCGGCGGTGAGCGTGTGATCGGTGCCCGCCTCGAAGGTATTCAGCCGACTGTGGTTACTATCTGGCGCTCTCCAGATACTGAGGCGATTCAAACCAGTTGGCGTATGAAAGATCTTCTCTCAGGTACCATCTACGCAATTCGCAGCAAGATCCCGACAGATGATCAGCTCTATTTTGAGCTGACCTGTGAGAGCGGTGATATCGATGGTTAAAGGCGAGCAGGAGTTTCGGCAGTTCATGCGCAAAATCTTGCCTGATGCCGTCAAAAACGCTGCTCGGCAAGCTATGGAGGAAGGGGCAGAGCGTATCGTCCAGTACATGCGCCTGCTGGTTCCCAAAGATGAGGGCGAACTGCTTGCAAGTATCGGTTGGACGTGGGGTAAACCACCTGAAGGTGCCATGGTGGTTGGGAAAGTGAAATCATCTGAGCGCGGTCTTCGCATTGTGATTTATGCAGGCAACGCCAGCACAATGGTCACCAACAAGCGCGGCATCAAATTCCAAAATGCTTTGATCCAAGAGTTTGGAACCAAAGATCGTAAATCCCATCCCTTCTTCTATCCCGTTTACCGCTCGCAGCGCCGTGCTGTGAAGTCCCTGATCACGCGGCGTATTAACAAAGCAATCAAGGTACTGAATGATGGCTAATCCAGATCTGGAGCTTCAGCAGGCAGTGATTGCTGCTTTGGCGGGAGACGTTGCGCTCATGGAGGTGGTGCACGGTGTTTATGACAGCACTAAAGCTTCCTCTGATGGAGCGCCTTGGGGGGATCAGCAAGGTTATGTGAGCCTTGGCCCTGAAGATGAAACTGAGGATCATCACGACTGCTTCACCATAGAAGAAATCACAGTTCAAATTGATTGCTGGTCAAAGAAACCCGGCAGAGTGCATGCAAAGCAGATTTTGCGAGCGGTGCGCAATGTACTCAGCGGTGCTGAGCTTCCTCTTCCTTCCTTTGGCAACGTGCTCACCGAGCTAGAGCTTCAGCGGATTGTTCCAGATCCAGAAGAGGGCGTAACGCACGGAATTTTGCAATTCACATTCGAAATCCAAGTTCACTAACGAAAGGGGTTTGTCATGACTAAGCCGACAACAGAGCGTTTTGAGGAGATGGTCCTTGAGGTCGATTTTGCGGAAGATGGTAACTACGCCAGAGTTTGCGGCCTTAAGGGTGTTACGATCCAGCGGCAGGCGAATGTTGATGAGACCGAGGTCGTGGATTGCGATGATGAGAGCAAGCCTAATGAGATCTTGAGTGATGTGCGTTCTGTGAAGGTTTCGGTTTCGGCAGAAGGAACCTGGGCGCAGGAGTCTCACGGCAAGATGATGAACTGGTTTTATTCTGCAAAACACCTTCCGGTACGTCTTGGGAACAAAAAAGCGGCATCTGGCGATCCTGAATGGGAGAAGGCTCCGGCAATTTTGTCTCAGCTCTCTCAGGCGCGTTCTGATGGTAAGGGGCGCGTCACGAAAACTATTGAGATCAATATGGTCGGCACTCCTGAAATCGAAAACAAAGCCTGAGCCTGATCTATGGAAGCCAAAAACATTGAATGGATCGGTGGTCAGCACGAGTTTGTGCTGAACATCGGTCAGCTTCGTGCGTTGCAGAAGAACTGCAATGCTGGCCCTGAAGTCATCCTCATGCGCATCACGACAGGGACTTGGTTTATTGACGATCTGATTGAGACCATTCGCCAAGGCTTGATCGGTGCTGGGATGCCAAACAAAGAGGCGGGGCCCATGGTTCTGCATCTGTTTGAATTGCATGGGGTGCTTGAGTTCAAACCTGTTGCGATTGAGATCCTGACCAATGCACTCGTGGGCGAGGATGATGATCCCGTGGGGGAGCAGGCAGGGGTGAGGCAACAGGAGAACTCTGGCAGTTCTCCAAGTTTTACAAACGAGGAGCCGCAATAGGCTTCACTCCACGAGAAATCGATCAGATGAGCCTATGGGAATATGTGGCCTGCGTAGAGGGTTACAATGAGGTCCATGGTAGCAAATCTGGGAACCCCAGCGGTGAATTTTCAGATGAAGAGCTTCGGGAACTGGGCATTGAAGGGTTTTGATTGATGGGAAAGAATTCTGGCCTGACTATCCCTCTTGAGGTCACCTATAAGAAGTTCCACGATCAGATGTCTCGTTCCGCGGCTGCTGCGGTTAAGTCATCTAATCGGATGGCTGCGGAGAACAAAAAGCTTCAGAAGCAACTGGAGCAAACGCAACAGAAATTCGCGAAACTTCAGGCATCTGCTGGCGGGATGAACGATAATTTTGGCAAGATCGGGAAAGCCTCTCAAGGTGCTGGTAAGGAGATGCAAGGCTTCATCAATGTCTCCAAAGGTGGGCGCTTTGCCATCCAGAACACGTCAAATCAGGTTGCTGATATGGCGGTGCAGTTCGAGATGGGCACTGATCCCATGCGGATCATGGGGCAGCAGATTCCGCAGCTGATTGCTGGTTTTGGTGCTTTGACCGGTACTGTCGGCTTGTTAATGCCTGTCTTGGGTGTGATTGCTGGGATTGGTTTCCCTCTTGCAGGTGTCCTCTTGAGCATGGGCGACAATGCAGAAGGCGCCAGCAAGAAAGTTGATGCCTTCACCAAGGCGTTCAATGAAGCTGAGAGTGCGATCTCAAGAGCTAACAGCTCCATTGCTGACTACTCAAAGAATGGGTTGGAGAACATCAGAGACAAGTACGGCGAGGTTACAAGCGCTGTGCTCAATCTGGTGGCTGCGTTAGCAGAGCTGGATTCCAAGGCTGCACAGACAAAAACTGATACGGCTCTGGACACTTTCTTTGATGATTTTCTGGGTGGTAACAATGCGTTTGCTGAGCTGGATCTCAAGCTTAAGAAGTATCAGGCTATTCAACATCGCATTGCGCAGCTGAGTGATCCTCTCAGTCAGTCCCGGTCAATTGACGCTATTGGACTTGAGGGTGTCGAGCAGACGCTAAAAGACCTCAATCAGGAGCTGGAAGCTTCTTCAGATCTCGTGAAAATCTGGGCTGCTGAAATGGCTGTTCTTGAAGATGCAAGAGCAAGCGGGAATATGGAGCGCGTCTCTGAAGCGCTTGCAAAAATGCGTGAGATCCTGACCAGGCTTCCTGATGAGAAGCTGGCAGAGGTAGGCAAGGAACTGGCGCGGGTGGAAAGCATTGCTCGCCAGTCGGTCAGTACAACCAAGCGTTTGAAAACGGCGACTGATGGGGTGGAGCTTAAAGGTCTCTCAGCTGATGCCACCACAATGGCCAATGAAATCAGCCGTGCTGCTGATGCGATGGAGGCCATGAAACGCAATGGTTTGACTTCGCTGGAAGATGCTCAGGTACGCTTAAAATACAAAGATGATCCGGTGTCTCGGGCTGGCGCTTTGGCCGCTCTGGAATTTGATCGCACTGTCAATCCGCTTGCACAGCAGGTCGGGCCAACAGGTGGAACTCAGCTTGCTAAAGAGCGCGAAGAGTACATCCGCATGGCTCGTGAACAGGCTCGGCTGCAGGAGGCTGCACGGCCTATCACCAACAAGGGGCCGGATGTTCTTGGGCTGGGTGATCAGGATGTCACGGCGCTTGAGCGCAGAATTGAGATGTTTGGCCGTACCCGCGAGGAAGTTGCAGCGCTTACCACAAAATATAAACTGCTTGATCTGGCAAAGCAGCAGGGCCTTGATCTTGATGAGCGCTCCGTGAAAACCGGCCTGACGCTTCGTGACGAAATCGAGGCGCGGTCGAAATCGGTCTCCCAGTTAACAGGCAAGATTGAAGAACAGACGCGGCATAGCCGCATGATGGCAAGCGTCAATCAATCCATCACCAACTCACTAACAGATGTCATCTTTGAAGGTGAGCGGTTTGTTGATGTGCTTGGGAATATGGGCAAGGGGATTGCCAAGATGCTGCTGCAGTCTTCTGTGTCCAGCATGACCAGCTCAGTTGGCGGTGGCGGTAACATTGGTGGGATTATTTCAACCTTGCTCTCCAGCTTTGGTGGTTTTTTTGCCGAAGGGGGCAACCTGGGGGCTGGTAAGTGGGGCATTGCTGGTGAGCGCGGTGTCCCTGAGCTGATTGAGGGGCCGGCAACAATCACTCCGTTCCACAAGCTTCCTCAATCTGGCGGTGGGGGCGGTGAGATGATTTCTCGTGTGATCCTTGAAGTTACACCTGATCTGGAAGCTCGGATCGAGAGTGTGGCCGGGAATGTGGTCAAGGAAGCTGCGCCTATGATTGTTGATGCAGCCACCCAGAAAAGCCGTGAGCATATGATTGGCGATTACAACATGCACGCGCAAAACCGGGGAGGTGGCTTCCGTGACTAATGTGATCCACTGGCCTCATTCTTTGTTCGCAAGCCAAGGCAAGCCTACTTTTCAGAAACGGCCATTTAGCAGATCTGGTGGAATGACGCTTGGCGGGCGTGAGTTGGTAACACAGACGGATTTAGGATTCTGGAGAGCCAGAATTCCAAACATTGTGTTGCGCAGGCGAGACCTGCGCCACGAAGAGGCCTGGAACGCGATTGAAGTTGCCTTGCACGGGCAAGTGGGGCTGGTGATCGTTTCTGTCTCTCATGTGGGCTCACAAGTACAAAAGCTTGCAAAGCAAGCGCGATCCTATGTTCCCCATGCTGATGAGACTGGGTTTAGCGATGGCACCTTTTACGCCAGTGAGCCTGCTCTGGTTCAATTGGAGGAACAGGCGACACTGGGCTCAACGGTGCTCAAACTGCGTGGTCTGCAGAGCGGGCTGAGGTTGAGCGGGATACATTTCAGTTATCTGCATGCGCTCTATAACACCGGGCCAATTATTGAGACTGAAGGTGATGTGGTGCGGGTTCCAATTTTCCCTGCGATCCGGGCACCCATTCCAGCAGGGACATTGCTGAATGTGACAGAGCCCAGCTGCCTCATGAAACTTGCCAGTGACAATGAAATGAATCTGGATTTTGGCAGTTCAAGCTTTACCAGAAAGACTGTGAACTTTGTCGAGGCTATTGATTATTGGGACAAGGTATCTGCACCATGACCCTTCGTAATATTATGATCCTTGTGGCGATGCATTTCCCAACTGGAACTGCTCGTTTCTGGTTTGGTTCTCATCCCTATGTTGACAAGGATGGAAACCACTGGCGACCTGCTGGAGTGCTTCCAACCTCTGCCTTAACCACCATTCAATATGCATTTTCTGGCGAGGCAACCACGATGGATATGGGACTTTCCGGTGTCGATCAGGAGATTGCCGATCTTGCCTATGAGGAGACACAGGAGAGCGATGTCATCGGCTCAAAGGTGCAGGTTCTCTTGCAAACTTGTGACGAAAATTTCCAGCCTTTGCCTCCAGGTCCCATCGTCAAGTTCACGGGTAGGGTCATTGATCTGAAGTTTCGCAAGCGGGCAGTGAGTGACCCGGATAAGCCGCAAATCCTGCATGATGTAACCTTGGTTGTGGGCAATGCTTTTCATGCTCGCAAATCCCGGCGCAATGCAGTGCTGTCGGATGCTGACCAGCGAGCCTACTCGCTCAAGGTCAATCCTGATCTGCCTCCCGATCTGTCGTGTGAACGCATTACCTTGATGAGTGAACAGACAATCACATGGCCGCGATCATAGATCTTTTAAGGACCTGGCTGGCAGATCGGCAAACCCTGACTTTTGATCCGGGCAGGGCTGATTGTTGTTTGGTTCTTGCCGATTGGGTGAGTGCCAACGGGTATCCTGACGGGGCCGTTCATCTGCGCGGAACCTACTCAACACAAGAGCAGATGAAACAGCTGATTATTGAAGCTGGCGGTGCTTTAGAGCTGGTTGGCAGATGTGCCGATATTGCGGGCCTGAATGAGGTCCAAACCAGAAAGACTGGCGACATTGGCGTGATCGGTAGTCTTCATTCCCCTCTTAGACAGTGGGGCGCGATCTGGGATGGTGAGCACTGGCAAGTTCACTGGAACTCGGGCTTTGAAGCCATTCACGCGCCTGCCTTAAAAATCTGGAGTGTCTAATGCCTGCTACTGCTGCGCTCGGAATTGCATTTGTTCTGTCGAATGGTGCGGCCTTTGTTGGGGCCTCTGTTGCAACGCAAGCAATCCTCGCGGGGGCTGCTGTTTCTTCACTTAGTGTTGGGATCATTGGAGTTGGCATTTCCGCTGGTGTTGGGCTGGGTGTAAATGCGCTGCTTGGAAGCCAGCAGCGAAAAGACAATGCAGCGCCTATTCCAAGTGCTGCGGATGGCAAGGTGGTGCAAAAGCAAAATGTGCCGTCGCGCTCCTATCAATATGGCATCGTGCGTGTTGCCGGCGATATGACGTTTTTGGAAGAACGCAGCGGCACAGCCTATATGCTGATTGCTTATGCCTCCCATGAGATCGATGGTTTTGTGGAGCACTTCCTCAGTGATGATCCGGTTGAGATTGATGCAGATGGCGATGTCACCAAATCTTTGAGCAATGATGAGGATGCATCCAAGTATTATCGTCTTGGTGGTGATGCCAAGGTGATGCTCATTGAGCGTGTTGGGATGCAGGTCGGTGTTCCCTATTCGCAGCTGGTGAGTAAGTTTGATGATATCTGGAGCGAGGATCATCGCGGTGACAATGTCGCCAGTGTCCTGATGATGTGTAAGAGCGTGAGTGCCCGGCGTCATCGAACAGTCTTCCCGCAAGGCTACCCAACGCTCTCCTCCACCATTCGTGGAAAGAAGATTTTCGATCCCAGAGACGGACAGGTCAGGTTTAGCGAGAACCTTGCTCTTATACGGCTTGATTATCTGCTGGCTCCCTATGGCAGTGCTCTTGATATTTCCCAGATTGATCTAGAAAGCTGGGCTCATGCTGCGGACGTTTGTGATCAACAAGTTGAGAACATCAAGGGGGAAATGGAGCCGCGCTATCATGGCGGATTCCGTGGCCGCGAAAACAACGATCCAACCCAGATTGGCCGGATGATTGATGAGGCAGGCGAGCTGCTTCTTTTCACTGATGTGCAAGGACAGATTGCGGTTCATGCCGGGGAGTGGGCCGAGCCTGATATTCACCTGAAAACAGACGATATCATTGATATTGAGTTCTTGCCGAACCGCAATGCAGCTTCCAGCGTCAAGTCAGTGCGCGGGCTTTGGGTCAATCCTGAGCTGCACTATGTGGAAGACGATGCGGTTATTGAAGGCGATCCGTATGTTCAGGAAGATGATCCCAGATCGCGCACTGTCGATAATGATTGCGTACAGCGTCACAACCATATGCGGCGCTTGCAAGCGCTCAAGGCTATTCGGGTGAACGCACCTCGTGTGCGTGTAAAGTGCGACTACTTCTCATCCCAGAATGTACCACTTAGAAGGTTCATCAAGATCAGCGACCCGCCACACCTTGTTGATGCTTATCTTGAGCTGGATGGCACTCCCACACTGGATCTGACAACATTCCAGCATGTGTTCGAGGCGCTGGTTATTCCGCGAGACCCATTTGCCTATGAGCCTGAAGATGAGGGCGAAAAGGGCGATCCTCCCAAGCGCATTGCAGCTGAAGCCATCCCGAGTGTCGATAGTTTTACAATTGAGATCCAGCAGCAAGGGCAGAGCGTTATCGCGGTAGCAAGTTTTACACGGCTCTCTGAGGCGCTCACCTATGAGCTGGAATATGTAAAAACCAGTGGCGGTGCTGCCAAATATGTGCAGGCCAATGACGGTGAAGAGACCATTGAAACCGACAGCCTCACATCGGGTGTTGAATATCGCTTCCGCATGCGCACGCGCTCGGTATTTGGGCAAAACAGCGATTGGTCCGGCCCAACGGTTGTTGTGGCTGCGGTTTAAGTTCCCCTCAAAATGGAGTTGGCTATGAACTTCCTTACCAAGGAATACGTTTGGCGTGCACGCGAGACCCTCGGACTTGAGAGCACAGATCCGCACAAACCCAAAAAGGAAGAAATCATTGCTTACATGGGGCAGGTGGAAATTGCAGCAACGCTTGGTGCGGTGATCGTAAAGACCAAGGCTGAGCTGGATACGGTTACAGACAAGCCAGACTACACGCCTGCTATCGTTGGAGCTGACTCCAACCATGCCTTAAGCGGTTACTATCAGTGGCTGGGTGGTACCTGGAACTATGTGCGCGATCTTGCTGATAGCATCACGAGACTGGTTGAGATTGACGGGACGGGTAATGCGATCAGAGCGAAGCTTCGATTGGGCGTCAGCCTCTCGGCGGTTGAGTTTGCAGTCTTCGTTCCCATTGACAACAACTCGGGCGCAGTGACCATCAAGGTTGATGATGTGCTGTTGCCAATTCGAAATGGCCTTGGCAATGAGCTTGGTCCTGATGACTTGCAAACAGGATATCCGGCGATGCTTGCAGTGATTGAGGGGCAGGAGGGCTATGTGCTTCTCAACCCGGCAAATGTTGAAGCGGTGGTTCTTGCGGCCAAAGCTGCTGCAATAGCTGCTCGCAATCAGGCGCAAACAGCACAAGGCAAAGCAGAGGATGCTTTGAACCAGTTGGAGGCAGCTGTCGAGCAAGCCTCTGATCTGGCGTTCAAACGCTTCAACAAACTCTATCTGGGTGCTTTTGATGATGACCCGGACACTGACAATGAGGGCAACGCGTTAGAGGATGGGGCGCTTTACTTCAACTCACCTGATAAAAAGCTGAAGGTCTATTCGGTCGATGAGGATGGGTGGATTCTTGCCACTCCTGAAACAAGCGACTTTCTCAGCAAGTCGAATAACCTAAGCGACCTTGAGAACAAGTCTCAGTCCAGGGCTAATCTTGGTCTCGGTGGACTTGCGACTTCTAATAGCGTTGGGACCGCTGATCTCAGCAACAAGGCAGTGACGGATGCGAAGCTTAACTCAGCAAAACTGAATGCGCTGAATGGGCTCCCGAAGATTGTCGCTGCTTATTCAGATCTGAAGGGCTCAGCGTCTTATAGGCTCACTCGTTCAGGCAATACATTTACATTCGAAAACGAGCAGCCGGATACAGATTACATTGTTCAAATTGTAGGTGGGACGTTGATACAAGGCTCGCTCACCACCGTGGACAATATCGGTATCAGAGACAAGACCGAACAAACTTTTCAAATAGGTGGTCTGGGCTTGCGAAGTTCTGGAGGTGTGGTTGGTGCAACTGGCAAAGTAGACGTCGTTGTCTACCGGGTTTGAGTTTAACGCAGTGATGCATCGTAGATGATCATCTTTGTGCGCGTCCTGCTGACATGCATTGAAGTTGATCTGACAACACGGCTCCCATGGGGAGCCTTTTTTGTGAGGTGATCATGGGACGGATACCAGACTTTGAATCTCAGGAAATGTTGCAGGATCTCGGGTTCAATCCCGGCAAACCCGATGGAGATTGGGGCAGGCTATCTGAAGCTGCTTATCAGGATTGGCTTAGCTCCAAAATCAAGGCGGTCAAAAGTGATGAGCCACCATGGCTGGTTGAGGCGCGTCGACTGCTGGGAACCAAGGAGATCTCGGGACCAACGCACAATCCAAGGATCATGGGCTGGGCGAGCAAATTAGGTATCTCCTACCAAACCGATGAAACCCCATGGTGCGGCCTGTTCGTTGCCCATTGCATGAGCCTTGTATCTGATACCCAGCCCACCAACCCTTTAGGATCTCGCCAATGGGCTAAATACGGCAGGCGTTTAGATAAACCAGTACCAGGTTCCATCCTCGTGTTCTGGCGTGGAAGTCCTCGCGGCTGGAAAGGGCATGTCGGGTTTTATGTCTCCGAGAGTGCAGGTCACTATCACGTGCTTGGTGGGAACCAGTCCAACGCAGTCACAATCACGAAAGTCTCAAAGCGGCGGCTCTTGGATATCCGGTGGCCGGAAAGCTATCCTGTGCAGGGGGAGCGTGTGTTGGCGCAGCGTGAGGGTGCTGTCTCGACCAACGAAGCTTAAGGCGTTCGAGTTTGGAGTTGTGATTGCAGTCTACTCACCAGCAGATCCATATCCTTGAATGAGGCTAAGATGCAGAAATCAGAGACAGGCACAGCATTGACCTTTCTAGCAGCTTGGATCGCCCAAAACTGGGCCAATTTTTTAGAACCGCTCTTTCAGGCACTGCTTATTATCTTGACTGTAATTGCTGCGTTTTTCATGGCCTGGAACAGGGTTCTGGACAACCGCATGAAACGAAAGCAACTGCGAGACTATGAACGCGGCAGGTCCTGTGCTGATTGATCTGCTAGATCAGGGCTCGTTTATGTGGGCCAACTGCTGCCATTCGAGCGGCTCAATCGTAAGTTTAACGAGCTAGGCGCACCCACTTAGTTGATCCAATTCAGCCTGTCGGTGACTCGAATGTTTTCCGGGTCACCGTTGGGTACGGAAATGTTCTTGGTAAATGGCGTCACACTATCATTTGCCTCAGGATGTGTTAGTGAGCCATCTTAAAAGTTTTTTGTGCTTTCACCGTTTCTGTAATCAACTCGAATTTCCGTTTTGTCGGCATGCAGAATAGACATTGGCCATTACTCGCCTCGGCCCAGACTCTGCCAATTTGCCGTTTCACTTCTGCGTCCGTGTAGTGCTGTTCGCCTTTATATTCGACAGCTAGCACACGACCATCATGAAGCAGTGCCATGAAGTCAGGATAAAACTTGTCCTTGGGAAGCTGGAGCCAGAATGAGTTTTGCTTTCGGTCTACATTCCTAATCCAGTACTTCACTTCATCCATCTGGTCGAGGTATGCCGCGCAATCAAATTCCTCTCCCTTGAGGTCCAGATCTCCAATGATACGGGTGTAATGCTTGTTAAACTTGGTCGCTCCAGCATAGGGCTGGTTGTAAGCGTACCGCTGTTCATCAAAAATCATCGGGTGCTCAACGGTCGTCAGAAACTGGTCAACATGTGCTGCAAACAGGGCGTCATAGCTTGTGTTTTGGCGATCAGTGCGCAAATCATTGATCAACTGAGTTAGTGCCTTACGCAGTTCATATTTGTGGCGTGCAAGCTCAGAAAGCTCAAAGCCAGCCTTCCCAAGCGCTTTGAGGGCGTTGGAAATGAACACGACTGCACTGGGCTTGGTTACATCAGGGTGTTGGATACCAGAGTCTATCCAATTGGCTAAGCGGGGCAAAGTCCAGTTTGGTTCTTGTATAACGGCTGCCAACTCACCTTGTAATTTCTTCGCAAAATTGATTTCCACCTTACCTTTATCGGTAATATCAATCTGGCCTGTCTGGGATGCATCAACAATGCGGAAACGATCTACGATATCCGAGGCATTACATTCATCCAACGGCCAGGGCAGATCGAGGAAGTGTTCTTTGCTGAAGAGTTCCAGCACGCCTTGCTTATTCAATGCCAGCATGGGTACGATAAACGGCGGCTTGTCTTCCTCTTCTGCTGCAGATGTTTGTATGTTGTTGGATTTTGCGAAGAGCCTGTCGATCTTCCCTGCAGCTGAAGGCGCTTTAGCAAAGGCAAGGTGTATATGATTTCGCGCTTCCTTCGTCATCGGCCCTCTGAAGACCAATGCCCCGCTTTCTGGCTTATAGCTCAGGCGTGTGCGTACAGCAGCCGGCAGCTTTTGGATGGTTTCCTCAACTTCCAAAGCAGGCAACTCGTCCTCGGCAAAACCAGTAGCCTCATGCTCAGTCTCGTGCGCGTTAATATCATAGCCAAGGTCTGGCTGAATTTTAACTAGATCATCTACTTCAATCTTATTGAAACCTGCACCGTCCACCAGCCCGTCTTTTAACCGTTGTGCCGTTTCATGAAAGCTGTTTGAAGCGACAAATGCGTATGCTTCATTCAATGCAGGCCGATTTTTGAGAGTTGCCTTGGGCATGCGTAAAATACGGCCCAAAATCTGTTCAATGGCTGTTGCAGAAGTCTGTTCAGCAACGGAACACAACACATAGGCAAACGGGCAGTCCCACCCTTCTTTCAGCTTTTGCACTGTTATGATGTAACGTACTCGGCACTCCGCATCCTTAATAATATGATCATCTAGATCTTTACGCGAACCAGAATGCACAGCGATCTGATCTTCTGGGATACCTTTGTCAACCTTCAGGAATTCCTCGACCTTATCATAGGTAATTCGGCCAGGATCAATCTTGCTGGCAGCTTGTGCCTGAAACAGAATAATGGGCCGGATGTATTCACCGGTTTGCGCCTGTTCTGCTTTTGCAGCTTCTTCCAGTGCTGCTTGGCAATCCAGTGCTGCCCCAACGGTCTTTTGCCAATCCCGATCTGTGGTCAGTTTAATCGGCATTTTGATCATCTGCTCAGCTTTTAGTTCCGCCGCTGATACAGAATACAAGATGTTGGAAGGGTATAGGTCTTTCTCTGGCTTATGTTCGCTCTGTGGTGTTGCTGTCAGTTCCAGTATCAACGAAGGATCAAAGCGAGCCAGTGTATCAAATGACAGCGAGGTGCGGGCATTGTGCGCTTCATCCACGATCACCATAGGTCTGTGAAGTCTAAGAAGGTTCGCCAGAGATGCAATTGGCCGGTTAGTGCCTTCTACCTTATCAAGTCGTTCTTCTTGTTCCTGTGACAGACCGGAGAAGTGATCCATCAAGGCCCCTGCGTCCTGATAGACCTTCAGTCCTTCTTTATCTTCCACACCCTTGTCGTTTTCGCGGCGGAAAGATTGAATGGTCGAAACGATAATACAGGCACCACCTTCTGCATCAGCACGGGACATAGAAAGCGCTTCTGCTTTGGTTAGGATTGAAACATTCCGGCCAAAGTCTTTCGCAAGGGCAGCTCTGTAGGGGTGCTCTAAGTTTTTGAGTGCAGAGACCGTCTGTTCCAGAATTGGTGTTGAGGGCACCAGCCACAGCACCATCGGATTGCCTGCCTGCAAGAAAGTTTTTGCAGCTATACCGATGGAATGAGCGGCCATAACCGTTTTGCCGCCGCCGGTGGGGATACGCAGACAGACATAAGGCGTGCCCTGCGTAATCATTGGAGCATCAATATAAGCTAGGTTAGTTGCTTTGTAGAACGCAACAGAGGCACCATCACTGGTGCAATTGCGCAGGTATTGCCGAAAACGCTTTAATGACGCGCACTGGTATTCTTTCAGTTCAAAATTCGTCGCAGCCATCTGTTAGTGCCCCTCAATCTGGTAAGGGATTTGCTTAAAGATGACTCCAAGGGCTTTTAACCGCTCTGGTGTAACCGTACAGCCCTCTGCATAAACAATGCGTTTGCCTTCAGAACCATCAGGAACAGCTGGCAAGCTCGCCAAGGTATCTGGCGTTAGCACGTTGCCAGCAGCTTCACGGGCAAAACCCTGTTCACTTGCAGAAAACAGCAGATAAACGCATTTATCTTGGTAATTGCCAATCAACGGGGTTGAGCCATCAACCCTCTTAGGTATTGGAATACCCGTTTCGGAAAAGAAAACATGAGCCGCTAGATCTGAGAAGATCACGGCTTCTTCCACATCACCAAATTCATTAAACAGCGGTGTTCCAAGGCGACAATAGCGAAAGCCACCACCAAGTCCTTCTACGGGCTTGGCTGCGTCACCGCCCTTGTCATAACCATTGATCACACGACGCAGACGCTCGCTGGTAATCTCTGGCGCAATCTTCTCATCCATTTCCACCAGAATGAATTTGCGGTTACCGTTGTCTTGCTTATTGAGATCAAGTACCGCATGCCCCGAGGTGCCGGAACCAGAAAAAGAATCCATCACGATCTCTCCAGGGGATACAACCTGATAAATTAAGCGGGAAATCAATGCAGAAGGTTTCGGAAATGCGAAAACGTCAGATCCAAATATTTCTCGTAGTTCCTTTGTTCCATTCGCGGTAAAAATGTCATCAATTATTGAAGGGAAATTGATTGTCTTTCCCTCCAAACGTGAGGAAAAAACTTTCTCGCGGGGACGTCCGTTTTTTTTCTTCGGAAATATTATCTCATTATTAGAGATTTTATCTTCCATCGTTTCTTTTGAATAGCGCCAGCCTGTATTTTCTGGTGGGGAGAACTCCCATTCGGTCTGAGGATCAAAGAAGGTATAGTGAAGGTTGGGCCGTGCATTTGAATCTGCCAGCCCCAAAATACTGCGACTCATCCATGGACCACGTGGATCTTGGTCTGGATTTGAGAACTTTTCCATCGAGCGTGGTAGGCCTTTGAATGGTTGGGCACTTTGTGTTTTTCCAAATACTAAGATTCTTTCGTGATCTTTTGATATCCCAGTCAAGGACCTCGCGTCATTAAATTGCCTTGCTTTCCAAACGATGTCAGCCATAAAATTTCTTGGCCCAAAAACCTCCTCTAGTAGTACTCTGAGACGATGCTCTTCTATCTCATCAATACTAACTATAATGACACCGTCTTCCTGCAAGAACTCTCTTAAGAGCCGCAAACGTGGGTACATCATGCAGAGCCATTTGTCGTGACGGGACAGGTCTTCCGCTTCCTTCCCGACAACTTTACCCAGCCACTGCTTGATCTCAAGTGAGTTGACGTTATCGTTGTAGACCCAGCCTTCGTTACCCGTGTTGTAAGGTGGGTCGATATAGATGCATTTTACCTTTCCAGCATAGTAAGGGAGCAAGGCTTTCAGTGCTTCCAAATTATCACCCTGTACCAGCAAGTTGCCAGAGTTGTTATCTCCAGCTGATAAATCGCTATCACAATGGATCAACCGGTAAGGAGTTTCACGATGATGGTTGACGACGGCTTTTTTACCGATCCAATCCAAAACGGGCATGATGCAATTCTCTTCTAAAAATGGCCTCCGGCGGGCCGGTAAAAAGTTGGAATATTGGTATCTTACCCCTTTGGTTGGGTGCAATAATCAAATGAATATGAGTTGTGCAGAAACTGATTGTGTGATTGCCAGCTATTGCTCTGAGGTGAGGTTCCGCTTTCTATCGTGAGCTTAGAGAGATCGACCTATGGTTGAAGCCTCGCTCTTACTGGGAATGCCTCGGACAAGCGCGAATGACAGCTTTTGCTCAAAGCAATTTGCTGCACTTTCGAAGCCCTGTGTTCCGGTCAAAGTTCGCAGTGGCCGCTTCGGTATGAATCTTTAATACTCAAAAAGCTGTTGTAGTGAGAACATGTGTTGCGACCAGTATGCAACTCTATTTTTTTGATGGGTCGCTCGTTTCGGCTGATTTTTTCCGCTTGGAGTGCTTGTCAGTATGATAGTTTATTGTTCTCCCACACCAATGCACATCGCAACGAGAAACTGCCCGCAATGACTTTGGGTAGGCGGAGAATCGTATTATTCAACTATGAATTTTATTTTGAGGTATGCGTTATGGAAACTGAAGAAGGCGCGCGGGTTGCAAACCGGAGCCACGAGTTCTGGGCAAAGACAGCTATTTTTATAGTCCTAGCATGTTGGGTGATTACTGCTGTTGTGGGCTTTTTTCTTCCAGGAGACCAGCGTGGTACATTCGGAGACCAGTTTGGTGCAGTGAATGCCCTTTTTTCAGGGTTGGCACTTGCCGGTCTTGTTTATGGCATCTTGCAGCAACAGGCTGCTCTGAAGATGGCTCGAGCTGAGCTGAACCTCGCAAGAGAAGATGCCCGAAAGACCAAAGAGATGCTTGATGAACAGACCAAAGCTTTAGATGAGCAAAATCAAGCAAATCGACGGCAGGCATTTGAAACTCATTTTTTTGAATTGCTCAAGACACATAGAGAAATTCGAGAAGATCTAAGGCACTCAAATTCCAGTGGCAAAAAGATTTTTGCTAGTGTTATTGCCGACTTCACTAATAATCGGAGTTCTAAAACTCGAGCGGGTATCGATAATACCATAGAAAATATCTATCTGTTCAATCGAGGTATTCTTTCTACTTATCTCTGGCAACTCGGAAGCGTCTATGAGTTCCTCGACAGTGCCGACTATGTGAACATGGGTTACTCGGATAAGATGCAAGGAGTGGCCAAGTATCAGAGTATTTTACATACTCAGATGGAAGAAGAAGAACATATTGTTTGGTATGTTTGCTTGAAAAACGAGAACCTAAAAGAACTAAGAAAATATCAAATAATAAGTGATGGGCCAAGATTTGCTAGTATCAAGCAAATTGCGATAAGTCGGTTGGGCAAAGAATTTGCAGATAGCCTCGATCTCCCAGATCTTGAAAATCAATCAGAGCCTGCTTAGAGCATTACAACGCATTAGCAAACGGATGCATGATCCTTGTTGATCAGAGGGGCCTACTCTGAAGGTACTTCCGGCCTTCACGCGCTTCTTATATTCTAGTTTAACTAATTAAACATCTGCCAGATCTTAGCGCGATCTGCATAGGTTAGGATGAGTGTGGCTATCCCACTTAACAATGTGATTAAATAAACGCAGCCGGAAATTACGCGCCCTATGCGAGATTGCTGAACAACGTTCAAGTCTTTTCCAAACCAATCAGCAAACCAGGTTATCGGTAAGTGAGCTATCCAAGTCAGTAAAAAGTTTAGGTAAAATAATGGGTTGATTGTGCGAATGAAAGCAGATTTCTTATTGCCCTCATAAATACCTTCTGCTCTGATCAGATAATCTCTAAGTAATCTTTGGTTGTGCCTGTTTAGTATGGTGAAGTAGTGCAGGAGATTGGCACCCATTAATGTTGCGTGATTTGTTTGAACAGTACCAACAGTATTCACGTTCACAGCAAGAAGAATGGACCTAAGCTTTTGTAGGTCACGATTTAGGTCATCTCGCAACTCGCTTGAATTGTCGGTTTCTACGGGAAAGTCTGCGAATCTTGGATACTCTAATTGATCAAAATAACGCTCAAAAAGCTGACGGCATTGAGCGAGGTATTTAATCCGTTTTTCGTTTTCAAACCACCAAATCTTATTGAACTGAAGCAT